GCCTTTAAGCGGCGTCATCGTCAGCAGAGCCCAGCCGCTGCGGTCCTCCCACGTCGAGCGCGTGAGCCGCTGCATACCCTCATTGTAGATGTCCTCATCATGCTCCTCGTCGAGCCACAGCAGATCGCCCGCATAGCCCTGCATGGCCCGCCGTCCGGCGTCGTTGGTCAGGAATCGCACCTTGCCCCCGCCTGGGAATCGGGCCTCGCTGAACCCCGCCCCGTCCCGGTTGCGCCACTCGGTGCCCGCTGGGGCGTACCGCTCGACCGCTGCCCGCTGCACGTTGATGCTCATGGTGGAGTTCAGCGAGGACGCCAGCACTAGCCCCGGACGCGGTGGGAACAGCGACGGCTCGAGGTCGTTAGCCTTCAGCCATAGAGCCACGGCGGGGTGACTGCGACCCATGGCCACGGCGCAGGCCACCATCCCGCCCAGCTCGGTCTTGCCACTACCGTTGCCGCCCGCAGCCAGGACGGAGTCAACCCCCGCCCGCTGCAATGGGGCGCGCTGCGATGTCTGTGGAAGCTCGTTGTGCCACAGCCGCGCGAAGGCCAGCGGGTGATCCTCTCGGATACGCGCGAGAGCTTCCAGCGCGGGCGCAGCCTCAAGCATCTGACCGGCTGCGGTCGTCATATTAGACCCAGTACTTGCGCTGCGTCTTTGTCCGTGCTCCCGATGTATTCAAAGCCAGCGGTGAGTCTTCCACCCGACGAGTGAATACCCTTCATCGAAGACGTTTTTCCGGTTGGTTGAACCTTTGATGGGGATCTATACATGGCCCACTTCCTGCTGCGCGCTCGGTATCGCATCATGGCCGGATGACTGGTTACTGACCGATAAGGCTTACCGGTCGCGCGATATGCTGACGCGATAAACTCGGACAGCTTGTTTCCTATTCCAACACCTTGGAAGTCAGGCAAGCAGACAGTCCGATGTTCTCGCCAACCCGAACGGCGTGGATGTGGGAACGACAGCGTTGACGCGAAAGCCACAGGCACATGGTTCCATTCGGCAACGAAACATGCGGCAGAGGGCGCAATGCTGTGATCTAGATAATGGTGGCGACGGAAGACGTTCCACGCCGAACGGTCCACCCTTGAGATCTGAAGCTCGATCGCTGGCCGGGGTTGAACCGACCTCCGATCAAGGCGTCCCTCGGGCATGTGAAGCACCCAGTCAGGCTGGAGCCACTCGATTACGTCATAATGACACCCCACCGCTACCATGCGGCGGTCCGTTCGTCGGATAGCCTTAGCTATTGCTGCCGAACCAATCTTGGCCACGGTGCGATCCACCACGCTTGTCCATTCGTCAATGGCCACGATCGGCTTGTCGCTTACCAAAGCTCTGGCGACCTCGGCGCGGAACTTCTGACCGTTGGATAGAACATGAAACGGACGCAGCCAAGACGGCGGCGAGCTGAACCCAACAGACGACAGCGCAGAGCATACATCCTTTACGCTGATTGACTTGTCGAAACCATCAATCACTGTGCCGTCCGCTGGCCAGCCCATGTCGTCATTGAAGCAATCTCCGAACAGATGACGGGCCACGGTGGTCTTGCCGCTACCACTTGGCCCGACTATCAGACCGATCGACCACTCATCGGGGATCTCAAGGTCAAAAGACCACGACTCAGATGACGGGCCCTTTTCCAGGTCGAACATTGAAGCCACCTGCCGCGTTCTCACCGACCAATCAATGTCCGACTTTACTACGAGATCAATGCGCGACATTGGAACCCCCCCGCTTCCAGATATTCCATGACTTCCACCTGATTCATCTCGTTAATACAGTCCACCTGCACTCCCCACTGCTCGGGCAATAGCTCCGAGTCGGCTATTCCGTCGTCGAGCTTCATACCGCCCAGCAGCTTGCTCAGCTCATCATCACCGAAGCCCAACCCGTCCAGGTCGATGCCGTCCGCCTCAAGCTCCCGCAGGA